ACGTAGGTGAACGCATCGACCTTGGAATATGAGGTACCGCCATCCAGCTGCATACCCGAGACGGCGCCCATGTCGATGTCGGTCCCGTCGTGCCTCGTCAGGATGAGGTGTCCCTCGGAGTTGACGAGACCGGAAACGATCGACGTGGCTTCGATCTCGAGCGTTCGCTCGGCGTCTACTACCGTTACCGTAGCCACTTGGCCACCTTTCTACTCTCGAATATGTCAGATCATGGGATCCCAGGCACCACCGATGCGTGGTTTGGGAGCCGCAGGAACCCATTCCCCTCCGATACGGACCTTGGGTGTGGCGGGAACCCATGTGTTGCCCCATCGGACTTTTCGTGTCACGAAGGTCTGGGTTTCCTCGGCCCAATATGACGCGTCGTCGAACTTCGCGACCAGATCCGGAGTAGTGGCATTCCAGACACCGGCCATGAAGACCAGACCGACGGACGTCTTGTCGAAGGTTCCTCCGACAGTGCAGCGAGCCATCTCGTTCCAGGTCTGGCCGTCGGCGGAGTTGTACATCTTGACGACGTTGTCGGAACCCATGTTCCCGACACCCCACCATGTACCAGGAACCCAGTCCCATCCGACACCGACCGTCTCGTCAGTGACCACTTCATTGCTGAAGGTCGCGAGACCTCCGGGCTGGAACGTGATGTAACTGCCGTTCGGGGCGCCCAGAGCTGAAATATGGTTGCCCGCGACGTCGTGAGCTCCGATGTAGAACTCACAGCCTTCGGCTCTGGTTCCGGACACCGAGAGTTTCGCAGCGAGGATCCCGGTCGACAGGTCGAAGAGAATATCGCCTTCGACACGGGGGTAGTCAGCGACACAGGGCAGATTGAGCGTCCCACCAGATTCGGTGGTTCCGGGACCCTGTGTTTCCGTCCACTTGGCCAGATCGAGCGTTGCGTCATCGAAGTTGTCGATGAGCGTCTGTGCGTACGCCACAGGTCTCCTTTCTCACCCGTCGCTGATGGTGTATGTGTGCTCGTCCACCGGAATAACGGTGGGCCAGTCGAACATCAGGTAGTCCTCGCCGAGAGCCTGGATGGCCTCGTCGGGTCCCGAGATGGTGTACGTGTGATCGCCGTTGTCGGTGACGACGAAGACGAAAAATGCGTCGTACATCTCGACGAGTTCGGCGAAACTGGGGAGCCTCGCTGTGTTCTCGTCGTCTCCGTACAGTACGCTTTCGACCAACTCCATGACCTGAATATCGGTAGTCCTGGAATCGATCTCGACGTGCGAAGTCCGCTTGTACCCCGGAATGACTGGCGGCTTCGTCGTGATGGACCAACTGAACTCGAGGGGTTCGGTCGAGTCGCTGATCGTGGAATATGTCCGTTGCGTGGGATCGGCAAGCGCGTTGTAGACGAGGTGGATCTTGTACCCAAGGTCGCCGTTCTGATCGCTTCCTACCATGGTCCGGTAGGAGAACCCGAACGTCTTTCGACGCTGTTGAGTGAGCCGGAGACCCGGGCGGGGCTGACTCGATCCGTCACACAGAGCGAACTGTTCGGGATATGTGAACGCGTTGATCGTCGCACCGAACTCTTCAGCTGCCGAGACGAGCAAGTACTTGTTGCCGTCGAGGTAGTACGACTTCGATCCACCACCGGTAGGCGCCATCTCGACGGACGTAAGGCCCGACCAAGCAACTCCGGCTTGACCTTCGACGTACAGGACGCCGCGGTCGATCCCGGCTTCGTAGAGACGGTTCCCCGGAGTATTCCATTCGAGCCGTGCCACTCAGGATCCTCCTTTCATCCACTTGATCCGAACTGGGACCGGCGTTGGGCGTTGAGCTGCCGCTGCCGAGCAAGAGCTTCGGCCTTGGACATCTTCTTCGGCGGGGTGTTCTGCTCGTTGCGGACCCGGATGAGTGTCAGCAAGCGGTTCAGATGCCAGTGCTCGCACTCTTTCCAGATGTTCAAGGCGATCATCCAACTGTAGATCACCTCGGACGTGACGACCTCCGTGTTCCGCTTCTTCGGTCCTCGTTCGGCGAACCAGGTTGCCGTCATCTTGGCGGCTATGTACTTGTTGATCTCGTCGACGTTCTGGTCCGTGAAACGCTCGAATACCTCCGGGGGAACATCCGGGGTAAGAATCATCGCGTTCCTGATGTACCAGAGCGTCTCTTCGGGAGTCTTCTCTTCCTTGCCTAGGAACGGCTTCTCGTAGAAAGACTCCCATTTTGACAGGGTGGCCAGAGAGTGCTCCAGCTCAAGCTTGTACGACTTAGCAACAACAAACTTCCTCGTCGTCTCGTCGAATCCTTCTTCCAACGGGACGATGATTGTGAGCACTCTCTGGCCTCCTTACCTGCGTCGGGACGACTAGAAGTCGCCGATGAGCCAGTCGTTGTCCGACGGCTGCGTGAACTTGTACCCGGGGTTCGGCCGGGCCTCGACCACCTTGTTCTCGGTGATGACGACCGGGCCGGGGGCCTGGGCGACGTCGTCGATGTAGTAGGTGACCCCGGCGACGGTCGGGATGGTGATGGTGTTGGTCGCGCCGTCGTAGGCGGGCTCGGTCGGCGTGGCCGTGAGGACGGTGCCGGAGAAGATGGCGTAGACCTCGGCGGGCGTCGGGAGCGACGGGTCGGTTCCCTCGGTACCGTAGAGGAACTCCTCGAGCGTGCTCAGCGCACCGGCGTCGACCTTGGTCGAGTCGACGGTGATGCTGGCCGTCGGCTTGTAGTCCTGCCCGGCGATGTTGCCGACCTCGACGGGAGTCGTGGTGAACTCCCAGCTGAACGTGATCGCCTCGGGCGAGTCGTTGACGGTGGCGTAGGCCTTCTCGGACGGGGCCGCGAGGGCGCCGTAGACGAGGTGGAGCTTGTAGCCGTGGTCCTGACCGTCCAGGTCGTTGCCGAGCTTGGTGCGGTAGGAGAGGCCGAAGGACTTCCGCCCCTGCTGTCCGAACGAGACGCCCGGGGTCGGGGTGGCCGAGCCGTCGCACTGCTCCCAGGCGAGCGGGTAGGTGAACGCCTCGATCGTGCCGCCGAACTCCTCGGCCGAGACGAGGTTCAGGTACTTGATGTTGTCCGCGTACTGCGGGTTGGACTCGGCACCCGAGGGCGACTCGGTGACGGCCGTCAGACCGTTCCAGGCGTGACCCTCGTTGTAGACGCCGGACCCGTTGGGGATGTAGAGGACACCGTGGTCGACGCCGGTCTCGTAGTACCGCTCGCCAGCCTTGTCCCACGTAAGGGCTGTCATGTGATGGTTCCCCTCAGAAATAGAGGTTGAAGACGTGGTGGTGGAGGTTGTCCGCCGTGAATATGCGATTCAGATTGGACAACGGGAGCTGAGCGATGTCGTCGGAAAGGAGCATGGTGTCGTCCGGATTCCGACCGATCAGCGTCAACTGATATCGCTTGGCGCGACTGTATGGGCTGTTGTCAGCGAACTCAGTCTTTGCATTGTCCTGTGCATAGACGATGCAGGGATAGTTCATCTGCACGTTGGAAGGGGGCTGGAAATATACGTTTCCGCTACCCAGCACCCCTTCCAGGAGTGCCTGAAGCTCAAGGCGCTTCTGGCTTGGGGCCATTGTAGACACCCCCTAGCCGCAGGAGAAGGCGGGGAGCCTGTACCTCGACCTCAGATACGGCCCACAGAGTCCCCGCCCACTCGACGTAACGAACAGCAAAGATATGTTCGTTCGCAAAAGCATCAGCAACAATGCTGATCGAATTACCAACCGAGAGGTCATTGTTGACGCTCTCACCGGCCCTGAATGCTACTGAGGTCCGAACAACATCGCCGAAGTAAATATGTTCGACGATCTGGTCCTCGTGTACGCCAGGGGCGGTCTCAACAGTTACGCCGTATCCCACCTTTCCAGAAAATCGTGTCATGACGGTTCGACCCTAGGGTCAGGAGCTCTTGCGCTTGAAGGTCCAGGAGTCCTGGGCCGTGTTGGCGAAGTGGTAGCCGGTGTCGGGAACCGCGTTGACGGTCTCGGACGCACCCGGCGCGAGGGCGGTCTGGGCACCCGCGGTCAGGGTGGTGCCGTCGCTGTCCTCGTAGGTCATGCCGGTGACGGTCGGGATGGTGATGACACCGGTGGTCGCGTTGAAGCCGGGCTCCTGCGGGGTCGCGAGGACGCTGGACGCCTCGGTCTTCTTCAGGACCAGAGCCGACTTCGGGCGGACCAGGGCGCCCGACAGACGGGTCTCCAGCAGGTACTTCTGCTGGTTGTAGTCGATGTCGAAGTCCTCGAACATCGTGAGCTCGCCGCCGCGGTCGGTGCCGACGTTGTAGTCGTCCAGGTTGACGATGATGCCGATGACGTCCGGGTGCTCGTTGAGGGGCTCGACGAGCTGGATGTCCTTGACGCCGAGGACCTGGGCGACCTCGCTCTTGTTGGCGTAGTAGCGACGGCCCATGCCGTCCTTCGCCTTCAGGAACTTGTTGAGCTCGCGGACCGTGGTGTACAGGGTCGGGGTGCCGGTGCCCTTGTAGAACTCCATGCCGTCCATGACGGCGTCGACGACCTCCTCGTAGGAGGAGTCCGCGTCGTTGACGTTGACGTTGAGCGTGGTGACGAAGAGCTCGTGGTCGTTGACGATGGAGCGGACGCCGACGCCGTCGGAGGCACCCAGCGGGTCCTTGACCTTGTCCGTGTCGCCGGGGGCACGGCCGTCGCCGACGAGGATCGCGCGGGCGACCTCTTCCTCGGTCATGAGCCGCATCTCGGCCTTCAGGAAGGCGACGATGTCGAAGTCCGTGATGTCGAGCATGTCGTCACGGTCGAGCTTCTGCTTCTTGTAGATCGTGGTGGGCGAGGTGGTCCGCTTCGAGACGCCGAACCACTCCTCCTCCTTGTAGTTCCCCTTGATGTAGCCCTTGGCACGGGCCTCGTCCTGGGTCAGGTCGGCCGTGAAGGTCTTGATGCGGGAGAACGGGGTCTTGCGGGTGCCGTTGAGGACGGACGAGACCCACTCGGTCCGGCGCTTCTCGAGGTCGATGGTCCCGGTGGCCATCTTGGCGTCCGGGAACAGGGTGTCGATGTTCTCGATGCCGTGCTGGAGGGCGTAGTTGTTGACGGCCTCGCGGATCGAGCCGACCTTCACCGCGTCGGCGAAGATGCCCTTGACGTCGTCCTGGGTGAGCGCGTGCTTCATGGACCCGCCGGACTTGGTGCTGGCGGCGTTCTGGTCGAATACGTTGCGCGACATGCCGTCGCCTCCTTCGTGGGTGATGGTCGTGCCGGTGGCGGAGTGAGCCGCGGAGGTCTTCGCGTCCTCCAGGGCGACGCCGATGAGGTAGTGGACGACGTTCCTCTGCTCCTCGTCCAGGGTGTCGTAGACGTCCTGGATGGTCATGTCGTCGTCCGCGTGCTCCAGCTCGTCGTCCTCGTCGTCCTCGTCGTCCTCGTCGGGCGAGTGGAGTGCGTGGTCCAGGGCGATGCCGGTGTGGATGACGGCCTCCTCCTCGGACTCGAAGACGGAGCCGTCGCCGTGCTGGATGTTGACGTAGTCGATCGTGGCGCCGGGATTGGCACCGGCGAGGACGAGACTCACCTCGCGGATCACGCCGTGCATGACGTTCTTGGCCTTCTCCACCAGGTTGTTGGCGTAGATGGACAGGAACTTGATGTCGCCGTGCTCGACGAGGGTCCGGGCGTTCTTGCCCTGCTCCGTGTCGTTGAAGAAGGCGTAGGCGTAGACGCCCTCGTCCCGGTGCTCCAGTACGGCGTGACCGAGGACGTTCTTGGCGTCGCTGTGGCCGTGCTGCCAGACCAGCGGTACCTGCTGGTGGTGCATCTGCTCGAATGCGCCGCGCATGATCGTACGACCGTCGGTGCACTTGAGACCAGCCTTGGTGGCCCAGCCGCCGAAGTCAGCTTCGATAGCTCCCATTTTGACCGTCTCCCTCCTACTTCTTCGCTGTGGGTTTCCGGGCTCCGACGGAGCCGTTCTTGCGCATCTTCTCGATCCGCTCTTGGATGGTTTTGATCTTGCCCTTCAAGGACTTGACCTCATCGGCGAGGATCTCGTCCTTGTGCTTCTCGTAGTACTCCTTCGACTTCTTCGCGGCTTCGGCCTTTTGGGCAGACGTCTGCTTCTTGGCCGTTGTCTTGGAAGCGGTCGACTTCTTCGGAGCATTACTGCTGGGCTTGACCCCGCTCCGAGCCTTGGCTTGCTTGGTCAGCTCAGCCAAAGCAGTCCGAAGCTTTTCCAGGCGAGCCTTGAGGGCGTTCACCTCGGCTTCGAGCTTTCTGCGCCGTTCGGCTTGTCGCTGAGCCCTTGTCTTGGTAGGCGGCTTGGGCTTAGCAGTGGGCCTACTTGTCGACGTCTTGACTGCTTTCGCCGTACGTCCCTTGAGCTTGCGAGTCTTCAGGTAGTACTCGCGCCTCTTGGCTGGGTCGTACGCGTGTTCGAGGTCGTTAGCCACCTTCATCGATTCCTAGATCGCTGAAGATCGTATCGACGAGAGCGTTGACTTCCGCTAGACCGCTCTGAAGCAAGTCGTCGCCTTCGTCTTCCTCGTCGAACTCCTCGAGCTCTTCCTCGGGTGGTGGAACACCCACGCCGGTGTCGGCTTGAGGCATGTTGCTGTTGACCAACTGATCGGCCTTGGGGTCCTTTGAGGGCTTGAAGCCGATGCCCTGACGGATCTCGTTGGCCGACAGAATTTCGTTCCGTGTGAACTTGTCGGCGACCTCGGCCACCTGCTCCATGGGAACGAGATCGAACGGGTTGCGGAAATAAACGATCGACTGACCCTGAGTACGGGCAGTCTTGGTCAGGAAGGAGCGCTTCATGGCCTCCGTGATCGCCTGCACAATCGGCTTGATGGTCCGATTGAAGTAGTTGATCATGGCCTTTTCATCGGCCGTCCCGTTCATCACTTCTTCCGTCAGACCGAGCTGGGAATATAGCATCCCAGTGAGGTATTCGATCTGCTTCAGAAGGTTGTTCTCGATCGGCCGGTTCAGCTGCTGGATCTTCTCGGTACCGTCGGTGTAGGCGATACCGTACTTACTCCCCGTCAGCTGAAACTCAATATCCTTTCGCCGTTGTTCGGCTTGCTGCCGACGGGCTTCGGATTTGATCACGTAGGGGAGCTGGATGATCATGTCGAGCTTACCTGAACTCGACTGTTCGTCCACGGAGTCCAGCATGTTCAGCTTACGAATAAGCCGCTGAAGCGTCGAGTTCGGTTCGTTCATGACCGAATACAACGGGTTCTCGACGATGGCCGTGGTCTTCTTCGGGACGGTGACTTGCTTCCGTTGTCCGTCCCGTTCGTCGTAAAGATTCACGGTGACGTGCGCGGGATGCCATGCCACGATCTCGCCGACTCGAAGAGACTTGATGATGAAGCTGGAGGATATGGCTGGATCGATGTCCGTATCCACCGGAACGATGGCGGCGACGCCGTGTTCGAACAGCGTCATCGCTATGTCCTGACGGAATTGCCGAGCCCCCTGGTCGAGGTTCGGTTCTACCGTAAGACAGTCCTGGAGGAAGCTGCTGATGTCCTCGAGATAACGCCCCTCGTCGTCCAGTCGGGCATGTCGGATGTCCACTCCGGACACGTCGATTCCCAACCGGGTGTAGATCGAGGAGATGATGGATCGTTCACTGGAGTACGATCCTCGCGTCCTCTGAGGGGCGTAAGAGCCGTACGATCCGTGCCCACCATGGGAGTGAATACCGAGGTACTTCTCTTCGAGGAACAAGTTCCAGCCGTGCTTCAGACCCTCCTTCATACGAGAAAACAAGTTTGCCATTAGTCACCTCCTTCCTGAAAGCGTGACTCTGGGTCAGCCGATACCCATGTCCCTGAGCAGGTTACGGGCGGCTTCGTGACCCTTGGGATCCTTGGCTTTGGCGTAAGCCTTCTTGCCCGCGTTGACGATGGTCTTGTCGATGCCGGTCTTGTGAGCGTAGAGCGCACCACCAACGACGATTGCTGTTGCGGCCGAGGCGTACTGAGAGTTTCCGTTGAGGATATGGCGTGTGCCACGGATTCCCTTACCGGCACTCTTCTTGACGTTCTTCCGCTTTCGTTCGCCGCGTGCCTTCTCGGCGTGCCTGGACATGTCCTGGTTGTTGAGGTGCTGGTCGAAGGCCTTCTTGTAGTTCGGGTCCTTCTTGGCCTTACCCTCGACCTTTGCCTTGATCAGCTTACGTCGAGTACCGGCACCTTCGCCGTAGAACATCTTGGCTCGGGCGAACTCCTTCGCATCCTTCCGAGCTTCTCGGTTTGTGCTTCGAGAAACGCCCGACGGATCGCTACGGCGAACACCCCACTTCATACCCTTGACACCGTAGTGAGTCAGGTCGTCGAGTGAGGGCTTCTCGTACGCAGAAAAGTCTCTCATTTTGAACCCTCCTCTCGGTTACAGGGACGAGATGTTGTAGACGCCGTTGCGCCTTTGCTTGGAGTAGTTGGGACCGTTCGATCCTCGTCGAGGAAGACCCATGGCTGCTGCCGCGGCGGCTTCCCCTCGCTTGGTCTGAGCCCGTTGGGCGATCGAACCGGACGTGAGAGATCCGATCTCGATGAGCTGCGGTGTGGCGTAGAGAGCACCGGCGGCAGCGAGACGAATCATCGCCTTGTTGCGGAGAACTCGGTTCTTCGCAGTGGCGTGGTTCTCGTCCTTCCGGTTCATCCGCTGGTTGATCTTCTTGGCGGTCCGCTTGCCGTAGAGCTTGGCGTCCTGAGCCCGGGTGCGGTCGGTGTAACCGGGGTTGGGCTTGTTCAGTTCGGCTCGACGGACACCCCACTTCATGCCCTTGACTCCGTAGTGGACGAGTTCGCTCATCTCTAGACCCCGCGGTCGCGGATGTCGAAG